TCAATTATTTTCTATTTCATGAGCAAGCGCATATACAGTTGTTGGTTCTACATCTATCAATTTACAAATATCAATCAATTCACCGTAAGTAATACGTCTTTCATAATTTTCAATTTTAGCGAAGTAAGTGTGAAACTTACCAGACATAAAACTTAGTTGCCTAAGCGTTAATCCTTTTTCCTTTCGCAATGTTCTTAAAGCCTTACCAACACAACGATCAATTGAATAACAAAATGTTTTATTTATCATAAATACTCAGAAAAGTTATTTAGCCAATACCAATAAATATTAGGCTAAAGTGCTTTTATAACAAATAAATTAATTGTTACTCTTCAGACGAACCTAAACCCTCATAATCTTTAATTGAAATAACTTCATCCCCTGCAAAGTCGTTAAGTTCTAATAGCATTTCAGCAAGTGGCCTAAGTTCATTTTTGTAAAAAACCTTATCCACTTTGTTTAAATCACCAGTTGCGCTAAAACCCTCGCGAACAATACTCATTAAATCAAGTGGGATTCGGTGAGCTGCTAAAACGTCACCCGTTGTTACGTTCTTCATCTTACTAAATTCGTCTTTAGCATCTAACTGGCCAACAGGTATAAGTTCGGGTTTTTCCTTATCTTTACCTTTACCATTCACAAACATATTTTTAAAATTACCCAAACCTTTTGCGCTATTAAGTTTTTTCTTAATATCTTCTTCTTGCTCAGGTGTTAAATTGGGATTGTTCATGTAAAGCAAAAAGCCAGAATGCGCCCCGTTTAAATAATACTTTCTGCGAAATAGTGTCGCATCTTCATTTAACCAAATTGAATTAAGGGCAGACAGCCATTGTGGAATTCCGTAAATTTCCTGCGTGACATCATATTCAAAATAATGAAAAACTTGGCCTTGCTTATAATCAATGGTTTGGTAATCGGTTTTGTAAGAGTAACAATCAACCTGTTCACGTCTTCGCATGTAAAGTGCTGGCAAATGTTTAAACGTAATATCGCCTGCACCATTAGTAACTTTTAACAAGTAAGCATTAGCAAATGTACCAAGGTCCAATAAAAAACGTACTAAATCTTTACGACTTAATATGCCGTCATGTAATTTAAGGACCGCGCTTAACATATTGCGTTTTACATAAATCCCACTCGAGTGCATGGTGTTTGCACGTAGGCTTTTTGCCAAACCGTCAAGCGGTACTGGTGGTTCGTAGTAACCATCAATTAACGAGGTTTCAGCATAATCTAATATATCTGACGCCAAAATAGACTCAGGATTACCAAACTCAACCGTTGGTGCAAAATCTGACATTGTTTATTCTCCAATGGAAATTGTCGGAACGACATCTTCGTGAATGTTGATCCCCTCCAAACTTAACAATTGCATAATTGCCATTGCCAAATCAGCGTGGGAAGTTTCTTTTGTTCGTGCTGCGGTAAACGTTGGCTGATTACTGTTTTTCGTAACGGTACGTTTAACCATTAAAAATGCGTGAATAACATCATCCCAAAGACCATCAAATTGAAGACGCCCAGCGGTAATAACCTCACGCGCTTTATAAGTCATGTGAGATTTAGTGTTAATGCTGTAAGGGATAAGGGTTACTTTAGGAAAAAACACTTCAACAAGTTCAGAAACGGGTCCACCAATACCGGACACGTCCATTGCTATCTCAGCAACGTTGTATTTTTCACATAAACTTTTTAGTTCGTCTGCTTGGTGTTGGTAACTAAAGCCAGATAAACGTAATTTTTCAATAAGCCTAAACGCACCGCCTTTGCGTTTTGGAGGTAGGGCAACAACTACGGCTGCATCGTCACCAATACCGGACGGGTCATAACCAATCCAAACAGGCGCACGGCCAACTGGTCGAGATGCTTCCATATTTACGTCTGACCAATCGTTAGAATCAACTTTACAGGCCATTAAATCTTTAACATTAAAAGCGGATTGTGCATCGTCAAGAAATACACAACGCAGTAAATTATCAAACACTTCTTTATCAGGATATTTTTGATGCAATCTAGCCATGTTGAAGAAATTGGCGCCGCCCTCAATCGCATCATCAACAGTGATCATTTGTCGATAAATACCATCATCACCCAAACTGCCATGTTTTAGCGTTTTGTGGCTAATATCAATATTGTGTTCTTTGCTGCCTGACCATTTTGCATAAGCTTCATGGGCTACGCTTGACGGTGTAGAAAGGTAAGTAGTCCGCCATTTATCATGGATAGACATACCACCGGCTAAATCATCTAATTGCTTAAACTTAGGGATCCAAAATACTTCGTCAATATACAAATGACCGTTAAAGCCCTGCGCGGTTCTTGAGTTAGTAGAAAGGAAATAAAACGTAGCACCATTGCTTAATTGAATTTCATCCTTGCCCTTTAAATCAACATCGCCAATTTCTAAGGCAAACATGCGAATGTAGTTTTTAAATATCTCAGATTGTTTTTTAGACGCAGACAAAAACACCTGGTTATCACCAGTTAACACCGCATCTTCAAAAGCTTCAAAAGCAAATAAGTAAGTTAAACCAATTTGTCGTGACTTAAGATAAAAGCGCATCCAGTTAAGTGCGCTATCAGCCTTAGTTTTTAGAATATCTTTTTGATATTTAAAAAACGTTTTTTCACAAAAGTTATCAAGCATATCTTTGGTAATACAAGACACATCATTTTTAACTTTATTGTTTTTACGGCCTTTGTTCGTGCCGTCTTTGGCCTTGCCGCCGCTATAAACTTTTTTAGGATCACCCAAGTGGAACTTTAAAAGCAAATCCAATTCACGCATTTGCTTTTCTGTTTTTTCTTCTACCCAGGTTAAATACGCAATTCGTTGGCGAGTAACTTGTTCTGGTGGGGAATCATCACGAATTGTTTTCCAATCGAATTTATTAATCCAAATCTGAACCGTTCTTTCAGTTACGCGAACTTCTTGTGCGATCTCGTTAGTGGTTCGCTGGCACAAAAAAAGCCCCAATGCTTTTGTTTGAGCAGGGGTATAAAGCACGTTTTGATTTTCAGTTTTAGCTTTTAATTCTGGCATGAGGGAAGTATGCAGTTTCAATTTAACCCCTGCGCTATTCCCTTATTTTATATAGCAACACTAAAACCAGAGTAGATACAAACAGTGCAAAAACACCGCTAAAGTAAAACTCACTAAAAGACCAATTAATTAAACGAATTAACGTAAAGGTGTCACATGTTTAAAACTGATTTTATTTGTATTTTAACAGCAGGCCATACGGTAGATGGGCGCGAAATAGCGCAAGAAACGTTAGAGCAAATTGCAGAAACCTACGACCCTAAAATTTATAACGCCAGAATCAATATTGATCATAGTCAATACAGTTCAAAATTAGGAAGTGTACTGGCTGTAAGAGTTGAGGGCGAAAAGTTATTTGCGCAACTTAAGCCAAATGATTACTTACTGTATTTAATCCAACAAGGCCAGTATTTACATACTTCATGTGAAATCGTTATGAATTTTGCAAAAACAGGTAAGGCATATTTAACAGGTTTGGCGGTAACAGACAGCCCAGCAAGTTTAGGTACTACTGAAATGCACTTATCAAATAAAGATACTGATACACAGCTATTCAGTACAAACGATGGCATAGCGCCACAAAAACCAACCTTGTTAAATAAAATACTTAAACAAAAGGATGAAGACATGCCTAACAAAGCACTTCTTGAAATGCTTTCTCAAATGCAAGAAAGCGCCGCAACACAAACAGACGCGCTAACAAAGTTAACTGAAACGGTTGATAAATTAGCAGAAAATTTAACGTCAGATACTAACGGATCAGAAGAACCTGAAACCGAAGTAAAAGACCAAAAAGAAGAATTAACAGCACTGGCTGAAAAGTTTGAAAAACAGTCAGAAGAAATGGGCGAGTTAAAAACGATGTTATCGCGTTTAACAGACGAACCAAACCGCCAACAGGCAACAGGTGGTGATGCTGAACACGAAGACGTTTATTAAAGCGTCTTCATTCCTTATTTTAATTTTTTAGAGAGATCCCATAATGGATAAATTTACACGCAAGCAAATTACATCGTTAGAGTTGGCAATTGCCAAAGCTTACGGTACAGAAAATGTAACACAAACGTTTAGTGTTACCCCTGCTAAAGCACAAAAAATAATTGCAGCAGCAAGACAGGAAAATACTTTTTTAAATCGTATTAACGTCATGCCTGTTACTAATCAACAAGGTGAAGCGTTGGCAATTGATGCCACTGGCATGATTGCCGGAACTACTGACACATCAAACACCGACCGCGCACCAAAAGACCCGCATGTTAAAGGCGGTACGCCGTATCATTGTAAACAAGTTAACTTTGATACGTTTATCAAATATGACACGTTAGACGCTTGGGCACATCAACCTAAATTTAAAACATTGGTTGCGGCTCAAACTCGCAAGCAAATATCTACAAACCAAATCCAAATTGGTTTTTACGGTAAGTCACGTTCGGCAACATCAAATCCAGTTGATAACCCAAAAGGTCAAGATGTTGCAGTTGGTTGGCTTGAGAAGTTACGCACACAAAACGATGAAAACTGGTTAGATGAAGGAAAAACAACTGGCGAAATCCGCATTGGTACAGGTGGCGACTACTTAAACTTAGATGTTGCTGTTAACGATGTTAAGCAATTAATTGACCCTGCGTTTGAAGATGATGGCGACCTAGTGGCAATTATCGGTAGTGAGTTATTAGCCGCAGAAAAAGCAAAATTCTATGCCGAAAACGGTAACACCCCGTCAGAAAAAGCAAAAGTTGAAGACCGTCAAGTTATTGGTACGTACGGTGGTTTACCTGCGTATAAAGTGCCTAACTTCCCAGGTCGCGGAATTATGGTTACATCGTTTAAAAATCTGTCTATTTACATTCAAAAAGACAGTATTCGCCGCCGCATGGAAGACAATCCTAAACGTGATCGTTATGAAACATATCAATCACAAAACATGGATTACGTAATTGAAGAGCTAGGCAAAGCCGCTGCGGTAAATTACGAAAACGTTAAGCTGTTAGAGGCTGACGGCGAAACTTGGTCATAAGACCAATAAGTAAAAGCTAACCCCCAAAGGCGGCGCTGTTTTATTAAATTGCAAGATTGAGTTCAAGCCAATTAATAAGATTAAGCGCTTAGCCTTTTTTAATAAAAAAGGAAAGACAGTGGCAAGTTTAGTAGCAAATAAAGACGAAAGTTACAGCAGCGTATTACCTGCAACCACGTTTTATCCTGAATTAAAAATTTCAGAGTTTCAGTCTCTTTTTCATTTTTTAGAAGATGGTAAAGAAGCTGGTATTTTGCACGCGGCTAAAGTTGAGCGAATAGCCATACATCAAGAGTTAAAAGAATTAACCGTTGAATATTCAACGTTGGAAGAAGTATCACAAGCATTATTTGGTGACGATAAATCAGCAGAGATTTTGTATAAGCAAGCCGTATTTTGCAAAACAGCTTACACATTGATCACCAATAGATTATCAACCGATGCAACAAAAGACGCAGCAGAACGACAAGAATCAATGTTAGAGCAAGCCGACAAGCAGCTAACAAATTATAGAAGCGCAATGGTGCAATTACAGCCAAAAACCACTGGCTACACGTTCGAGTTAATTTGATATGGAATGCTTACAAAAACTAACTGTTCACCTAATTAAAAACTTGGTGGATAAAGAAGAGTTAAACGCATGGGCCGAAGATGGCGAATTGATATGCAGTGGCCATAAAGTAGAAGACGGTTTTGAAATTAAATACACATGTAATTTTGAAATGTCAGACGTAAAAATTAAGCCGATGAAATTATTTATGTTGGTTGTAAGTTGGCTTAATAAATATACGCCAGAGCGTGACAGCCAAAATTTATTACGTCCTCAATTTTTTACCGAAAGACTAAATAACGGTCGTTATGATCTTGGAGTAAAAATTGAATTTCAAGAGCAATACAACCTTGTTGAAAGTGAAAGTGGCGAATGGATTGTAGGCGGTGTTCGTATGGATTTAGAAAGCGACTTTTATAATTTATTCGATGGTGAAGAATCGGAAGAGTTAAAGGTTTTTGACAGTCACACACAAGATAATAAGTTGCAAAACTAATGGAATTAAAAACGCCTGAACAGTTAGTGTCATTACTTGAAAAAGTACCATTAACAGCAAAAGAAAAAGTGGCGCTAAATAAAGAGTTAGCAAACCACACAAGGCGTTATTTTCGTTCACAAATACGAGCGCAAAGAGACATTAACAACAAAGCATACGCGCCAAGAAAAAGACGTAAAACCAGTTTTAGTGCAACCGGCAAAGTTTCAACTAGCACAAATATGTTTTTAGGGCTCAGCAGAAGCATAAAAACAAACGTTAATGAGGGCGGTTTTAGTGTTGGTTTGGCAGGGTTAGAGGGTCACATTGCAAAAATACATAACCAAGGCGACTCAGTTATTTATCCGCGAAGAATAAACGGTTGGTTTAATAGCAAAACAAACAGTTGGGAGGGCGGCAAAAATAGCGGCACTGCAGCATACAAAATGCCAAAACGTCAAATGATTGGCTGGACCGATAAATTAACACGCGAACTAACACAAAAAATAGTTGAGCGAATGCAACCGAGGTAAATATGGATAAATTCACAATTAAACCAAAAGTGGCAGGAAGTAAGGTATTAGACCCTATTTCAAGAGAGCCATTAAAAGCTAAAGGGGAAGAAAAGCCCCGTAATGAATATTGGTGTCGTCGCATTTTAGATGGTGCTGTAATTGAAATAAAAACAAATTCTAAGGAATCATCATGAGCATTGGTTTTAATGAAGTACCTGCAAATGTCAGAGTACCAGGTGTTTATATTGAAATAGACAACAGCTTGGCAAACAGTGCAGAAGATCTGCAGCGTGTATTAATTGTTGGTGAAAAAGGCACAGACGGTGATACAGCAGATAACAAAGTGGTATTAACAATAAACCCTGATGTTGCAGCAGAACGCTTTGGTGCAGACAGCCAGATTTTTAAAATGGTGACTTGGTTTTACAAGCAAGACATTAGCTTACCAATATATTCTGTGAGCGTTAATGAAAGCGATGTAACTATGGCATTAGCGGCAACGGGTGATGATCAATATCATCATATTGTTTCAGCATTTAATGACGAAACAAACGTTAGAGCGTTGGCTGACTTTTTACAAGAACGTTATCACGCATTACAGCAAATACCTGGTCTTGGTTATATTGCCAAAAAAGCCACGCATGCTGAATTGGTCACTTACGGCGAATCGTTTAATAGTCCGTTTATTGTACCTATGCCAATTAACGCAATTGGTGATGCTGCCGGTGAAGATTTATCAGAAGCAGAATTAGCGGCATCTTGGGCAGGCGCAATTGCACCAAGTTTAGCAATTGACCCTTGCCGACCATTAAACACATTAGCTATCAGTGGTACTTATAGTAAAGCTGAAAGCGAATGGGCATATCCAGAGCGCAATTTATTATTGTATTCGGGCATTGGCACATACAAAACCAACAACGCTAAAAACGTGTTTGTTGAACGTCCAATAACAACATACAAAGAAAATAGCGCAGGCACAGCAGACGACAGTTATTTAGACGTAACCGTACCTGCAACCGCAATGTACTTTAGACAAAAACAGCGTTCACGTATTTTAAGTAAATACCCACGTCACAAATTAGCTAAAGACGGCTCTAGATTTTCACCTGGTCAAGCGGTTGCAACGCCAGCCATGATCAAAGGTGAATTATTGTCTTTGTATAAAGAGTTAGAGCTAAAAGCCATAGTGCAAGACTTTGACGGCTACAAAGAAAGCTTAATTGTTGAACTAGATGCTGATAATAAATCACGTATTAACATTCAAGATAGCCCGCAATTTGTAAACGGAATGCTGATTTACGCAGGTAAAGTTCAATTCCGTAAATAAGTAAATAAATTAACCAAATAAGGCGGTTCGCCGCCTTTATTAATAAATATAAGTAGGTGAAGTTATGGGTGTAATTACATCAAGAGCAACTATCAACGCAGGTAGTTTGGGTATATTGCCAATAAAAGAGGGTGCAACAATTAACTTTGGCAACCTAAAAAAAGAGCCTGTAATGGGTGACAGCGGCGTACTTGGTCATACAGAAGAATATGAGAGCGCCCCATTTATTAAATGCACCATTGTAGACTCAGTTGAATCTGACAAAGCAGCATTAACAAAGTTTGTGTCTCAAAACGTGTTATTAACTACAAACAACGGTCAAAATTTCACATTAACCGATGCTTGGGTAGGTAACGTTCTTGAATTAAACGTAAAAGAGGGCTCTTTAGAAGTTGAATTTTACGGTACTGAATTAATAGCTCAATAAGGGGCCTGATATGAGTCTTGCATTAGCACATAAACGCAGAGTAATTGCCGAGCGTGAACAACAACAAAAACTAGAACAGTCGTCTGAAATTGCAGTTGGGATAGCTCAGATTTTAACTGAAAGTAAAGCCGTAAAAGGCGATGTTCCTGCAGAGTTACAAAAGCTTGAACAGCAACTTAATGCTGATTTAGAAACGTTGAAAATTCTTAAGGGTGATCAGCAGCGCGACCCACTAAAAAAACAAATGATTGAAAAGTACCGTCCGCTTTGTGAATGGTACATGCAAAACTTTGAAGATTGGGGGCACTTGCAAAGCTTGGCGTGGTGGCTAGTGTGGCGCTCAGATTTAGAAGATTTTGCCAACATTGAGCCGTTACTTTACCAAGGTGTTGAGCATGGGTTAACCGCCCCGACTGCATTCCAAGGAACGTGGCAAGCTTGGTATTGTGATGTGGTGAAAAATCACTACAGCAAACAACTAAAAGACGAAACAAAAGCAGATGAAAAGCCAGATGAAACCGTTATCAGCAAAGTTATTGCCGATATTACAAACGGAAACATAGTGCTGAATAAACCGCTTAAGGCCAAGTTGTTTGCAATATATGGCAAAGTTGTCTTGTTAAGAGAAGACCACCAAACCGCAGTAAAAGCATTTGAAAAAGCATTAAGCTTTGATGAAGCCGTAGGCGTTAAGAAATTACTTAAGGCTAGCGCGGCAAAAATAGCGGCTGTGGCCAGTGGTGAATTAGACGCTGAAAATGGCGGCGCTTCAGAAGATGTTAATGAAAGTGAAGAGTCGTTAGAAGACACGGATGCACCAACAGCCGTGATCAAAGACGACTCAGAAAAAGTAGATGGTGAATAAAATGGCACAAGAATTACCAAAATCAACAATAACAGTAAAGTTAGTAAAACCAATTGCCGTAGATGGCGCCGAGCCAATCAAAGCAGTTGAAATGCGCGAACCAAAAGCAGGTGAATTGCGCGGTTTAAAATTTGTAAGTGTAATGGAGGGTGACGTTGATTCAATGGTGACGTTAATCCCTAGAATTACAACATTAACCGAGCGTCAAATTATTAACCTGTCACCAGTTAACTTAACGCCGTTAATTGGTGGTGTGCTTAATTTTTTCGTGGAAGACGACTCTTCATCGGAATTGACGGAATAGAGTCGGTTTATGCTGACTTGGCAATTGTGTTTCATTGGCAACCGTCAGAAATAGACAAATTAAGCATTAATGATCTTGAATTGTTTAGAGAAGAGGCAAGAAAGCGATCACAAGAGCCGGAATAACAAAGGGGCTAACAAGCCCCTTTTTTTAACAATAAATTTATAGCAAGTAGGCAATCAAAATGGCAAAAATGAACTTATCAGTAATAATGCAAACCATTGATAAAACGTCTGCGGTTGTAAAAAAAATAACTTCATCCCAAAGTAAATACGCCAAGCAATTAAGCCAAGTAAGAGATCAAAGTAAAAAAATAAGTGACAATCAATCACTGATCACTAACTTTAGAAAAACAGGCGTAGAAGCAGGTAAAAACAAAGAGAAGTTAAACGCCGCGCAACAAAAGTTAACACAACTAAATCAAAAGATGAGCGCATCTAAAAAGCCGAGCGCATCATTACAAAATCAATTTAAAAAACAGCAATTAGCTGTTAAAAATTTAAGTGCAAATCAAAACGAATACACCAAAGCATTAACAAAAACTCAAAACAAAATGAAAACCGCAGGCATAAACGTAAAGCGGTTAAGTAGTGAAGAAAAGCGCTTGTCTAAAGAATATGATAAACGCGTTAATCAAATGGATAAATTAGCAACCAAAGAACAGCGGTTGCAAAAAATAAGATCAAAGCTAGGTAAGTTTAAACTTCCAAAAATTGGCGGTGCTGCATTAGCAAAAGGCGGGGCCTTATTAAGTGGTTTGAGTTTTGCGGGGTTATTTACTCAATTAAATAGCTCAGCTGCAGAAATGGACAAGCTTTCAAAGTCGGCACAAAACTTAAATATGCCAGTTGAAGAATTGCAGGCCATGCAGTCTCAAGCCAAACATGCAGGCGTTGAAGCCGACACAATGACAAACGCAATGGGCAGATTTACAAAACGATTAGGTGTTTTGCAAACAACTGGCACTGGTGCAATGGGTTCATTCTTAAAGAAAGGAAAAAACCCACTTTATGAAGAATTAAAAGGGGCAAAAGATACCCAGCAAGCGTATGAAAAAGTATTAGATTCATTTTCAAAACTAAAAACCAATCAAGAACAAATGGCGTTCGCTGATGCGGCCTTTGGTCAAGATGGCCGTAAAATGTTGGTAATGTTAAGAGCAGGAACAGACGGCCTAACCAAATCAAGAAAAGAATTTAATGAAATTGGCGGTGGCGTAAAAACAGAAGATGCAAAAAAAGCAGAAGCGTATAACGATGCAATGCAAAAAGTGCAAGAGTCTATCAAATCAATAAAGTTTGCAGCGCTAGCGCCAATAATGGAAAAAATGACAAAAGTGTTTACCGCTTTTTCCAATAAATTTAAAAACGCAAAGTGGCGAGAGGGCGTTATAAGAAAAGTAACAAACACAGTAACAAGCCTATACAACGGATTTAAACTATTAGGTAAAGGTTTTTTGTGGGCAACTGAAAAGTTACCAGAAATAATTGCAGGGTTTGCATTGTTAAAAATAGGCGTGTTTGCCTTAAACGCCGCAATGCTTTCTAACCCAATCGGTTTGGTTGTAGCTGCTATTGCAGCGTTAGTTGTTGGAATTGGTTATTTAATTGTTAAAGCAGGAGGTTTAAAGGCGGTTTGGAATAACTTTACAGCAGCATTAAGCAACAGTTGGCAAAAAATAAAAGAGGGAGTAAATCTTTTATTAAACTTTTTAATGCCATCGTTGGGCGGTATGGGTGGAATAGTAGAAAAAGTAAAATCAATTTGGAATGGCTTCACTGATTCAATTCGTAGTGGCCTTGGAAGTTTTAAAGACATTGTTGCGTTAATAGCTGATTTTGTAACACCATCAATTGACGGCATGGGTGGAACTTTTGACAGAGTAAAAGCAGGCCTTGTTGCAGGGATTGCATTAATAAAAAGTCACTTTTTATTACTGCCAAGAGCAATAATGAAAGCGTTATCACTTATTCCTAACAAGTTATTGCCAGATGGTTGGGGCGAAAACATAAAAAAAGCCCAACAACAATTGGAGCAAATGAACAGTGGTGTTATTGATGATGTAAAATCAAATATAGAATATGCAGTAACAGGAAATGCAGATCCAGTATTAAACACGCAAAACAATAACGACATATTGCGACACCCAAGCATACAAAGTAAGTCAGAAGTGGAAGTTCGTATAAAATCAGATAAGCCAGTGGAAATAACACAAGCAAAATCTGATAAGAATACAGATGTTATGATAGACACAGGTGATTTATTAGGTGCAGCATTTTAACCTGGTAACATTAATAAAAATGCACAGGTTGTAGTTCACTCCTACCTGCCGGGTTTGCGCTAAAAAAATGAATGATTTGTGACATTAATGACATAAGATAAAAGCGCTATAAGATTTATAACAAAAGGGATTGCTGAATATTTAAGATTTAGAGTAATGTCAAAAAATGACATAAATCGCCAAAAAATGACATAAAAAAACAACATTATAAAAACAGAAACTATTTATGCCTGAATACTCTTATTTTAAAGTCATTTCTCAATAGTATATTTTGGAGTTCGATTGTACTAATATCTTATTTTTAGCAATGTGTTGGAATTTATGAAACAAAGAATACTTATCTTGGATACTCAGGTATTTGAAAAATTAAGACTTGATTTTCAACATTCACAATTTATACGTTTAGAGGAATTAAAAAAAGATTTTGATTTCCAATTAGCAATACCAGAAATGGTTGAGTTAGAAATAAAAAAGAAGCTAAAAGAGAGACTCACCGAACTAGATAATTCATTGAAAAAATACAAGTCTTTACCGAGGTACTTTAAAATTAAACCTTGCGAATTAGATGCTGCAATTAATCAAGCAAATATTGCGTTTGAAAAGTTTAAAAAAGAATATGATGTTAAAGTTCTTAAGCATAATATTATTGCATGCGATGAATTAGTTAAGTTATATATAAAACAACAACCACCATTTAGTTCAGGTAAAAAAAATGAGTTTCCAGATGCTATATCTTTGTTATCAATAGACCACACTACATTTAAGTATAAAGATATCATTTCAGGTGATAAAGATTGGATAAGTTATTACTCAAATAAAAATGACGTGAAGACCTATGACTCAATACCTGAGTACATCGATAAAAAACTCCAAGAAACATCAAATTATGTATTAAAATTAAAGCAAAAGTTTCTTTCCGCAGCTAACTCTCAATTTTTACTTGATAATTTAATTGAAAATTTTGAAGATAAATTTGATAAGAAATTTTCATTTTCAATTTATCTAAACTCTAAACTACAAAATATATCCCCGTCTGATTGTTATAACTTTAAAATCAAAGAGATAAATATTACAAATGTCAAACCTTTTACTTATGAGACAAGTAAAGGAACTAAGTACTGTAATGGAGAGAGATGTTTTGTTGATGTCAAACTGCAATTTGATGTTCCTCTTGATTTTGGGAGAGTGGAGCAGGTCGTAAATGGTTTGAAAATTGAAATTCCAAAAATCAAGGTGATTACACTAGAAACAAATGTTGAGGGGGTAGCCGGTATTGAGGAGCAATCTGTTACAAGTTTTACATTTGGGGGCATCTCCCAAACTGAGTGGTATCTTGAGTTTGATAATTAATCGGTTTAAAAATAATTATAGAATTAGATTCAAATTTTTTCGAATTGTTGTTGGAAGTCTGCATGTAACTTATGTAGGAATAGTTGTGTGTAAATCTTTCTAAAAGATATTATGTAGTCACTTTGTAGTCAGGAAAAGAAAAAACCCTTAGTAAATCACTGATTACTAAGGGTTTTGTGTGGTGGAGCTGGGGGGAGTCGAACCCCCGTCCAGAAAAGCTTATCCTTTGGCACTACACGTTTAGTCAATTTTTAATTTCATCAATAAGCTGCGAACCGACACGCCACTTAATGACTATCCTGAATTAAATTTCGTGGGTTGCCTCTCAGGCAGGAGTCGCGCCACTAGTTCGTTTGGGTTTTGATCTTTTGTTATTCCCCGTCTTACGAGCGGAAGCTAGGGCAAAAGAGCTCTTGGCAGGTTATTAAGCTGCTAGTGCGTAGTTTTCGTCGTTTGCGACTATTTTTTTGCGGCTTTTTACGAGGCAAACCGCCCCTCGACGTGCTCCATCCGGTATCATCAATCCTGTCGAATCCTAGATCAGCCCCGAAATGGGTTGAAACTTATACAATTTTACAAAGTAAAAGTATATTAAGCCTCTAACATGCAAATGGTACTGGGTTTTCCACCTGTTTGAAAGATAATTTTATGATTTATCAATTTAAATTACAGTGGGAGTCAGTGATGTGTGTTTGCTTTTAATGTGGAAGTTTATTGGCTGATTAAAATAGCATCAACACTATAATATGACGTTTGGTATCATCAACAGGGTACCGTATTTCAAAAGCGTTAACTTATTAAGACTTATACCTTATTGATTTTAGAAGACTAAACCGCGCTATTCTTGACTAAACCGGATTCATAGTCTTGACTTGTTTGTTGTGAACAACACTTATCTAAACTCTCTATTTGTGTGCTGAAATAAGGATATATTTGTGGACGCTAAAGAAATAATTTTTGTAATAGAAGATGATAAAAACTATCTCGATATTTATGACCAAGCTTTAAACTCTCAATTTAATTTACTCTCGTTTACTAACGCTAAAGACGCGTTAGAAAAATTTAAAGTATTACAGCCTAAAACCATTTTGCTCGATTTAAATTTACCAGATTTAAATGGTATTGAGTTTTGCGCGACCTTGTTTGACAAATATTGCTCGCCAGAAGACATCGACATTATTTTTGTTACCGGTGAGGTCGACCCTAAATTTAAACTCATGGCTTTTGAAGTTGGTGCTTCGGACTACCTAACAAAACCATTTGAGATCAGAGAGCTGGTTTACAAAGTTAAAAGCAGTATTGAACGAAAGCTTAAAGAAGAGCAGTTAGCTTCTGAGGCGCTTGAAAGCAAAAAGCTAATCAACACCACGATGGAACAAGCGTCACAATACAGCCAAGTGATGAGCTTTTTCAAAAACCTTGCAATGTGTAAAAACATAGATGAGGTCGCCCAAACGTTTTTCGAAAGCATGGAGTACTTTGGTGTTGTGTCGTCATTACACGTTAAATTACCGACCGACAGTTATTTCCGCCAAGACGGTTCGCCTATTACGCCGATAGAAAAAGAGGTCTACGACCTACTGCAATCAAAAGGGCGACTGTATGAGTTTTCTAACCGGATAATTGTGAACGATGCTCATCTTTCATTTATCATAAAAAACCCACCTAAAGACCCAAATAAAATGGGGCAGTTAAGAGACTACACTGCAGCCATGGTTGAAGGGTTAGAAGCAAAGGTGCTAGAGATATATGCCCAAAGCAGTATGCAAAATGCCATTCTTGATTTATCTAGTAACATCACCGAGTTAAAGACGGGTGTTAATAAGCATAACCAGCTGATTAACTCGGTTATGTCGAATATGATGATAGAAATCGCAGGCAGTTATCACGAGCTTGAAATGACCGAAACCCAAGAGACGTTTCTCAATAAATTAATCGAAACTGGCTCAGAACAATTGAGCCATGCCGAAGATGTATTGGTCGACATAATGTCTAAATTAGAAGCACTCAAAGTGCAAATGGAAAACGTACAACAGGCCGTTACCCCAAGAGGGTTACAAGTAGAAGATAACAACGACATAGAACTGTTTTAG